TCTCCGTATCACCGCTTGTGGTCACATACATCTGCCCTATGTTCAGCCTGCCGTACTTAGCAACGTATGTCTGCGCATCAGCAAGTGACCAATTCCACCCCTGTGCTGTGAGTCCATCGTGTGTAGGATTCGCAGGCATGGCTGACAGATTGGCAAATTCCGATGCAGTATAGGCATCGACTACTGTGCCATCATAGTCATAGAAGTTTACTCCCTTAGGCGAAACTGATGCACTGCCACCGCCACTAACATTAACGTCAGCGTTAGCGTACTGTGTAACATCCACAACACCATTCTGCGTGATGGAAATCGTACCGCTCGGAGTAATGCCACCACTTGCCGTACCTGTTAGTTTCTGTCCGTTCGCATATGCCGTGTACCCTTGCAGAATCTTGTCTGCCGTTGCTGTTGCATCGGTTGTGTCATCGAAAGCAACCAATCCACCACCCTGCTGTGGTAATTTTACACTCGGAACGTCTGGGAATATCGCTCCCATGAAATCAATATTCTTTGCCATGTTTCACCTCTACTGAATCGTCAGAACCTTTGTTGTGCTATCCTGTGATACTGTCGGAACAGTTAAAGAACCAGCCACTCCGAGAACTGTCTTACCGTTAAGCAGATTAGCCGAAACCAAATCGGTAACAGCCGAGGCTTTAAGCGATACAGTTCCGCCCGAAGTGTAGCCAGCTGGTATCGTGACGGTTCCAGCCTTAGTTGAAATTTCTCCGCTTGTACTTCCATTGTTAGCCATCGAACCGCTGACCGAACCACTCGCACCGAATGCGGACTTTCCTGTCAGTATGTCCGATGAAGAAGCAGTAGCTCCAGCCGTATCGTAGAACTTGGCTGTGCCTCCTCCGCTTTTAGGAATGTTCACCTCTGGAACGCTCTGATAAGTTACGCCATTAATAATTACGTTTTGTGCCATTATTAGCCTCCTAAGAAACTGTTAGTGTGCTACCATCCCATGTGATTAGTCCATAATTAGATGGTATTGGGTTTATAGTGATGTCGTTCTCCATGACCATATTGTCAGTCTGCAAGACTATAGTCTCACTACTTGGTGTTACTGTATACTCGCCTCGATATACGTTCTGAGGAACTACATAACCGAAGTCAACCTCGAACGCACCCTCTTGAGAGAATTCGACATCGAAGTGGTCGTAGTTAATACTCATTTCAGTATCTCCTCATTGTTTACTTGGTCTACCGTTATAGGGAACCTCGTCGAAGCATATGCCTTGCCGTTGTTCTTCAAGGCTCTCACTTGTACCGTCAGCTCACCTCTTCGGAATTTCTTCGTTTCAGCCTGTGTCAGAGTAACGATTACAGTATCGTCTATAATCCTCACTCCAGGCGGAACTACGCCATCATCGTACAGCTTTACGAGCTTCGTGCTTCCTTGCTTGTACGTTATCTGAATGACATCATATACGCTTGCATTTTCTGGCAATTTGAATACATGCTCTGGTGTTGTTACTCTATACATTTGTCACCTCATTTTATGCCAGTCAACCGATTGATTCTCTCTTCGAGAATAGGCACTCTGACAGCAAATTCATTGTGCTTTCGCACTTCCCTCGTTAACTCCGATATTTTCTCATCTTGTACTGCTTGTTGTGTTTGGATTTCTGACTTCATCTCAACAAGGATTTTCTCATTGCCAGCGTTGACTGTCATCCATGTGCACAGTGCAGTTATGCCGCCCGTAATAAGAGCAACGATTATTGCTTCTGACATAGGTACCACCTCTACTTGCTCCTTAATACTTGAATTGTGCTGTGTCTAATGCTACTTGCGTTACATTTAGAATTAGCGGACACTTTTCTAATAACCGGAAAACGGACCTTTCTGCCGGCTTCAGCGATGTGTGTACTGTCAACGACAAAATATACGTGCTGACTACCTGAAGTTTTCTTATATCTTACGACATCGCCTTTCTTCAGGAATCCGTCAGGGACTTTCTTGCCCTTGTGTACAATCGACATCCCACTTGGTGCTGCCGGAAATGCGTCTTTGTTTCCTTTAAGGACAAGCGCATTTTTGAAGCCAAGCGCTCTCAGAACCGTGTCAACGAAATATCCACAATCACTCTTGGAGACCTTTGAAGTGTACCCCATGAACTTCTTAAGAGCTGTTGTGTATGCCTTTGTAGCAGAGCCAGTCTTGTATACCCACTTCTTTTCGGCAGTGCCGCAAGGCCAAGCGTACTCAACAATCTTGTCGTAGATTTTGTCGGCTACGGTTTTTTCTTTCGGCTTTTCCTCTTTCTTCTCAGGATATACAGCCTTGTCGTGCTCGTTCAGATACTTCTGCCAAGCCTTCATTGAGTCAGTACCGAAGACACCATCCGCATATACGCCCAGCTTCTTTTGAAGAGCCTTAGATGTGTCTTTGCCCCAAACACCGTCCTCAGCAATACTGAGCCATCTCTGTAAGTGTCTGACGCAAGTAGAGCCGCCCTTGCCATATTTCACAGCCTTCAGAGCCGGATAATACTTTGAACAAGATTGGTTCTGCCCTGTGATTTTTCCATCTACAGTAGTTCCGAAGAATCTCTGCATAGCCTTCACTGTGGAAGTGCCGCCTACACCGTCAATGGTCAGCTTTCCGTCAGGAGTAGGTTCTACTGTCGGTGTTGATGGCGTGTCTGCCATCTTTCCGTTGAGCTTACCGGACCAGCACTTCAGGCATGCACCACGGATATTGCCCTCGTAGGTGATCCAGCCATTACGAAGAGAAGAAGTTGAAGCAGAGTCCTTTACATAAACCCAATGCTTACCGCCTTCTTCCTTGTACCCGGACACCTCAACGAAGTGACCGCATCCTGTCCACTTTACGCCCTTGGAACCAGCTCTTCTTGATCCCATTAAAAGAACGGCATTTCTGCCGCCCTTTCTGAGTTCTGCCCACAGCTTATTCATTGTCGGATGCTCCATGACTTCAGTCATGCCATAATGCTTCATGGCCTTTGGAATGCCGCTGTGGTATGTGCCGTTGCCATGTGATTCAGCAAACTGAACCATGTAAGGCTGAATGGTCTTCGGAGTTTCATTCTTGTACTTATCCATATCGATGATAGCGTTGCAGATTGAAACCTCACCACAGCCACAGTTCTTGATGAGCCACGGCTTTCTCGGATAAGGAAGTTTAGCCCACCTTGTGTCGTACTGTTTGTAACAAGTCTTATTCATCCTCATCACCATCCTCAAGGTAGTCGAGTCCTTCTACATCGACACCGATGTTCTCCCCTTTAGCTTCTGCCTTGAGTTGTCTTGTGTAGCCTGTGCCCTCAGCTCCAGCCTCGGTGTAGTCGTTGTTGTAATACGTAGCACATGCAACGATGATGAAATTCAGTACCACAGAGATGACTCTGTAAACAAAATTCACTTTCTCATTGCCGAACTGAGCTACATCTGTTGCCATGAGTGCTGTGTTCAGACATGTAGCTACAACAAGGATTGTTCTGATAATTGTTCCGTTGTTCATTTACTTTTTACCTCCATAAAAAATAGCCCCATAGGGCTTGGAAATAAGTATTAGATGGCTGTTGTCAGATATGTTGCCAGTACATAAAATGATGCATTGGCATTTCGTGTCCCAACATACATCACCGAACCAGTGCCATAGATAAAGGCTCTGTCTGTGGTATTGCCTACAAATGCACCGCACTCGATGCTTGGTCTAAAAGCAGGATACAGTGTGCCTATCGACCAAGTTCCGCTTTTAGCTGTTGTAACTGTTCCCTCAATTCGTATCTGGCAGGTGACACCCAATCGGCTAAACTCCACAGCGGATATGCTGACGCCACTTTCAATGTTTGAGAATATTTCACTGGCGGTTGTGCTATAAACATCGGCATACGCTGTGCCATTCAGTTCAAAAGTGCCTGTTGTAATTTCTATCCTGTCACCAGAATTGATTTTCAGAGTTGAGAAACCCGTCCCGCTTGTGACGTATGAAACCAAATTAACGTCACCCGCAAGTTGCAGGGTCGAACCCCGTTGCGTAGCAGTGCTGTACACTTCAAGCGCACCGAGTTCGTTGTTGCTGTCATCCTTGAAAGATACTCCGTTAGAACCAAACTGTGCCAATTCTGTCAGACCATCTCTGACCGCAACGCCATTTGATCTTGCAAGCAGGTTACCACCGCTTGGTGATGCTTCAAACTGTGCTTGTGTCTTTTCAGATATGTGCGCTCCTGTGTCTGTACCGCTTGAAGTGAACCAGAAGTACTGTGCTGTGTTATCTGCTACTGTTTTGGCTTGGGTAGCGATGTCCTGCGCATTATCTATATCAGTATTCAGTTTGCTGTCATTTATTACTGTTGATTCTGCGGTTAGTTTCATTGTGGTCACCCTACTTCTTCAGCAATCTGAAATAGCAAGTTAACTGTGTATTAGCAACAGATGCCATGCTCCCGTACTCAAGAGCCTTTACATACCAGTTACCGCTCGATACGAATGGTATCAGTATCTTTCCGTTGTTGTATGCGCTGATTACCTCATAGTTGTTATATGACACATTTGAGCCGTTGTATTGCAGAAGTATCCATCCCGTTGAAGAAGTCGTGCCGACTTGTGAGACATATATAGTCGTCAGCGCATCCACCTCTGCTTTTGTAGGAAAGTAGCTCATAGGCTGTTTATAAGACACATCGTCACTTCCCACCACACGAATATAATCCGAACCCGTTATCGATGACTTTGCCCCTAAATCTTTTTCGTATGTATCTGCCATTAGTATTCTGTCCTTCCTATTAGCTTGTTGCCGGTATTTGTTACCAAGTTGTTACCGCTATTGTTAAGCAAATACGCATATTGTCTGCGTGTCCATGATACTGTCACTGCATGAGCATAATGCAAGCTACTCTGCTGAATAGTTATTGACCTGCCATTGCCGATAAACTGATAACCGCTTGTCAGTTTGGCATTCCACTCGAAATCATTCGGTGTCTGCGCTGATACATCCACACCATTCTGTAACAGTTGTGCCGTGTGTACTACGCTTGTCGATGTGTAGTTAGTTAATATATTAAGTTGATATATGTTCCCAAGTTCATCAGTCACATCGTTCAGCACATTTGTAAGTACGTCTGCGCCAACATATATCGAGCTTGCTTGCAAGTTTGGTATAAGTGCCGCATCGAATTTTCCCAAAGACGCATTCATCACATTAGCATTTACTGTGCCAGTTATTATCGTGCCGCCGTCAATTATTGTGGTCGTGTCATCCAGCAATACATCAGAACAAGAACATGTCGTTCCACTCATCTGTGATACAGTCTGAGTCTGAACGGCCGTGTACAGATATGGATATTTTGTAGTGCCGCTTGTTAACTGCGGTATCTTCAGCGACCAATTCCCATATCCTGTGCCACTTGTTGACAGCCATGTGGTATTTTTTGATGGCGCCCCGCTTGTAGTCTTGCGGTAGTAGATTCTCTGTGTTCTTCCTACAGCGTCAGTCTTATCTGCTTTTCCACTTACGCCATTCGACACAGCTGTAGAAACATCAGAAGCAGTCTGAAATCCACTGTCATTAGTCAGGTCAGACACTTTAGTCGGCATCCCACCTATTGTGACATTGCTCGCTATGCTTACGTTGCTTCCAGCTATTTCTAGCGAATCGGCTTTGCCGTCATTGTTGCTATCGTACCATTTTATGTATGTCGAATTATTGCCTATGGTCTGAGGTCTTTCTGAGTCGAAGGTAATCGACTCTCCGAATGTACTTACTAGATGCCCAGCACTGTCATAGACCTTCATGCCATCATTGGCAAGCAGTATCTTGTAGCCTTGATTGTCTTTAGTCACCCAAAGTCCAGCATCGGTCAAAGCAAGATGCGAAGATACATAGTTACTTACTGCTTCGTCGATGCTGTCTATCTCGTACCAGCCTTGCGCGCTCGGGTCTCCTGTCGGATTAACGACTACATTGTATGTGTCACCAGACTTTGTGAAATACCATTTCCCAGCACGGACTTCCTCGTCTTCAGTCAGCTTGTATGTAGCATGAGTCGTTATCCAGTTGAGTGTGCCGACTACATCCTCCACGATGCCAAGCTGAGATAATGAATCGTTCGCATACCCTGTCGCTCTCTCAGCTTGCTGGTGAGCTTCTTCTGCGTGTCCCCATGCTACAGTCGCCGCCTCATGTGCGGACTCGGCATAAGTCCATGCCTCATCAGCTGCCTCGTGCGCTCTGGTCGCTTCTCCAACTGCGTAATCAGCAGATTCCTTTGCCACGATCGCGACTGCATCATCTGTTGGTGGCCTTGTAGCATTGCCCGTCAGCCATGCCTTGCCACCTGCTGCCCTTACCTGCACAGTGTCACCGGCTTTTGCATCGATAGTCCTTCTGACAGGAGTCTCGTCTACACCGCCTGGGATATGCACCCATATAGTGTCACCTTCGACTCTTTTCACAGTGGCACTGGTATCGTAGCCCTTAGTCTTTGCTTTCGAAGCATCCTTGATCGCAGACGCTATGTTCTTTGTAGTTTTACTCATTCAAGTACCGCCTCCTCCTGCGTCGTGCATCCGTATCCCAATTCAAGGCTTTGTGAAGTGATCCTGAAAGTTGCATTGATCCCTATCTCAGGATGGTTTATCATGACGAGATCTCCGACATTCACATCCGGATCATATCGTCTTGAATAGTTCACAGTCCGCGCAGGACTCTGTAATTCTTTGAGTCGTCTATATGAATAAGCCGCCAGCGACTCGGCACTTCCGAGTGTGACTGACGACTCTTCAGCCCAGATCTCCCTGCCCCTTGAAACAGTGGACAGTGGAGATTCAAGGTCTTCATCCTTTGCTATTGCCG